CTAAAGCTAATGTAGAATCAACTAACATAGGATTTAAGAATAATAAAAACGGGTCAATTTATAACGATTAATTTATGAGTGAACAAGTAAATCATCCACAACATTACGGGGGTGAAGAAAATCTATATGAAGCAATTAAAGTTATTGAAGCTTGGGATTTAGATTTCCATCTTGGAAATACTGTTAAATATATTTCAAGGGCGGGTAAAAAAGGTACGGATAAAGAACTACAAGATTTAAAAAAGGCTTTGTGGTACTTGGAAAGAAAAATAAATAATTTAGAAAATAATAATCTATGAGTATTTTTGAAAAGTTTTTTAAACTAATTTTTGTTAAAAAAAATAAAACAAAACAAACTAATTCAAATAAAAGTTTTAAAGAAATTATTGAAACTGAAATAAATAAAAACACAGTTAAAGAAAGTAAAAAAGAAGTTATCTTTGAGAAAGAAATTGAAGATAACCATTCTAACAATATTAAACCAAAACAAAAAAAACGTAAAAAAAATGAAAAAAAGTAGAGTATTCGCAGCTTTGAAAGCACAGGCTTTGGCAGATAAAGAAAAAGCATTAATGGCTTTAGACCTGTTAGAAAATCAAGCAGTTGGTATTGGAGACCACACGGCAAATGATTTCTTAAAAGACGCATCTGAGGCGTTAACATTATTAGTTGATGCTGACGATAAATTGGAGGCGATTGAAAAATATTTTAATATTAAAGACTAATGATAACTGTTGATATCAACGAATACGCTGAGGGGGCAATATTACTTGACGGTCTTGAAGATGCAATCGTAGGTATTGTAGAAGAATTCGGTAACGGTAGAAGAATTCTATACTCTAAACCTAAGATAATTCAGATTCTTTGTGAACGTGATTTAATGACTCAAGGAGAAGCCGAAGAATTTTATGATTTCAATATCTTAGGTCTTCACGCTGGTGAACAAAACGCAGTATTTCTAGATTTAATGATTGAACCAATTAAAAAAGGTGGTATAACTGTATACAGATTATCTGAAAATATTGATTAGTTATGAAAAAAATACTATTATTTCTCTTAATCTTTGTGACAATTTGTAGTTGTAAAACAAGTGAAAAAATTGATTGTGATGCTTATAGTAAAAATAAAGAAATTAAACAAAAAACTATTCAGGATTCTTAAAAATTTTTACAAGTTTATGATTTTTGTTGAAGAACAAAGATTAATATCTATGGAAAAATCTGGTAGAGGTTGGATGTAAAAAAAATATAATGATAGAGACACAAAAAGTTATTAATGGGGATTGCATTAAAGAAATGTCTAAATTTCCTGAAAATTCAATAGATTTAGTAGTTACTAGTCCTCCATATAATGTTGGGATTGAATATGATTCACACAATGATAGAATGAGTATGGATGAGTATTGGGAATTTACTAAACAATGGTTATCTGAGTCGTACAGAACTTTAAAGGTTGGAGGTAGAATTGCCGTTAACATTCCATACGAAGTTAATGTTCAAGATAGAGGTGGTCGTATTTTATTTATGGCTGAGTTTTGGATGATTATGAAAGAAGTTGGTTTTAAATTCTTTGGTCTTGTAGACCTTGACGAACAGTCTCCACACAGAAGTAAAACAACTGCTTGGGGTTCTTGGATGTCGCCATCATCTCCATATATCTATAATCCTAAAGAGTGTGTAATATTAGGATATAAGATTAATTCTAAAAAACAGGAAAAAGGTGAACCACAATGGGTTGGTGAACCTGTTGATATGGAACAGGCGGATGGTACGTTTAAAACCAAAATTATGTACCCTGAAGAATCTAAAAAAGAATTTATGAGTTTAGTGTACGGTCAGTGGGAATACTTTGCAGACACTAAACAAATGACTAAAGCAACATTCTCAATGGATATTCCAGCGAAAGCCATTAAAATTTTAACATATAGAAATGATATTGTTCTTGACCCATTTGTAGGGTCGGGTACTAGTTTAGTTGCGGCTGAGGTTAATGACAGACGTTGGATTGGTATTGAACTTTCTGAATCATATACAGATGTTGCAAGAAAACGAGTTAATGAGTTTGTTGAAAAGAAAAAACAATTAGTAATTGAAGGGGTTTTATAACCCCTTTTTTTATTTATTGAATATTTATAACTAAAACAATTTATTATGAATAAGAGATTTATTATAAATGAATCGGAAAAAGATTCAATTCTTAAATTACATCAAGAAGAAAAATCAAAAGGTAATATCTTTGAACAATTAGAAGAGTATAATTTTAAGAGAGCGGTACAATGTTTCTTAAACAAAAAAGGTGTGAAGGACGATGCGGGTAATTCTTTAGTTGTTGATGGTAGTATCGGTAATTATCCTAATTCAAAAACTGCTCAAGCTATTTTCAATTACCAAGGTATGATTAACGCTGACCAAGATGGTGTATGGGGTTATAATACAATGTCTAAAATGCCTCAGAAAGACAGAAACTTGTTTAACGAATGTAAATCAGATGAAGGTGACCTTTTTGATAAAGCAATGCACTGGTTAGGGTGGGATTAATATATGAAAAGAATTTTAAAAGAATCAGGGTTAAGAGATATTAACCTACTTAAAAAAAGATATCCAAAAGCGGAAATATACTTTCACCAAGATTTAGACGGTGTTACTACCGCTATTGCGATGAAAAAATACCTTGAGAACAATGGTATTAAAGTAGTTGACGCTCACGTAATTCAATATGGTGATAAAGAGTTTTCTGTTAAGAAGAATGATGCTCAGGGTGATACAATGCCTGTCTTAGTGGACTTTGCTCACGGAAAACCAATGTTCGTTATCCATACTGACCACCACGATAGACAAGCGGGTGCTGAAGATACAAAATCAACATCATTTAGACATTCACGTTCTAATGTTGAAACAATTTCTCAGATAGTATCCCCTGGAGACCTATTCCCTGCGAAAGACATATTCTTAATTTCAATGGTCGATAGTGCTGACTATGCCAAAAACGAAATTACTCCAGATATGGTTATGAACTATATCTATAGAATTGACAAAGATTCTGATTTAGCTAAAAACAAAACTTTATTAGGTTTAGTTACTAACAAATTATTATTGGCTTTTAAAAATAAACCAGGATTCCTTGAACAGTTGGTTATGAACTGTCAACCATCTTTAATGAGTATTTTTACTGAAATAAAGAAAATAATGGGTGATAAAGGTTATCCTAAAGAAGTTGAGTTAGAAAAAAATAAAGAGGGTTACGTTCAACAAATGAAGTCACATCCTAACGTTAAGATTGACGACAATATTATCGTTCAGTATGGTGGTGGTAGTATGATGAAGCCAGGTTCCTATGATAGATATACTCCATTTAAAAATAATCCTGAAGCGGATTTCTTGGTTATTGCTTGGCCATTAGGATTGGTTCAAGCCTCTTGTAATCCATTTAAAAAAGAAAGAGAATTAAAAGGAGTAAATCTTGGTGAGATTGCGCAAGATGTTTTATCTAAATGGGAATCACAACTTAAAGAAAAAAGAGTTTCGTTATCAACTATTAAGTGGATTTCGGAATCTTCTAAAGGATTTGGACCTGAATCAGTAGGATTCACATTCAAAGACTTCACCGCATTATATGGTGATAAATTTAAATCTGTTGATGGTGGTGCTGATTATCTAATGAGAGTTAGAGAATTAATGAACAAACCAACATCTGAATTAACTGAAGAAGAAATGTTGATATTAGATAATATTGGTGTTTCGGCTTGGGACTTAATTCAAGCAAATAGCGGTGGACATAAATGTATTACAAATATTTCAGGTCTTAGTTACTTAGGAAGGTCTAGCAGACCACCACAAGGAACTTATAAGTATAATCCTGAATCAGACGATTCACCTTATGTTAAATTTACTAAAATGATTCAAAATGAATTTGTTAAACAATTGAAAGACAAAATTAATAACGAATCTAATAATATTACTGAAAACGTTGATGTTAAAAAATATTACGTAGATAAAAGTGATATCCAGGGAAAAGGTTCATTTGCAAAAAATGATTTGGAAGAGAATGAAACCATTGGACTTTTACATACTATAAACAAACCTGGAGTTAGTTATGATTTTACAGAATTAGGTAAAATGCACAACCATAGTGATGACCCTAACTGTCACAATGTTTTAAAGGACAAACAAAGATTTTTAGTTGCGTCTCGACCAATTAAGAAAGGAGAAGAATTAACTACAAACTATAGATTACAACCTGACTTAGAGCAACCTGAGCATTTTGGATTATTAGAATCAGATGATGAGAAAGAAATGTTACCCCATATTGATGGTTACAGGTCATACAGTCCTTTCCAAGATTTAGAATACATAATTGTGGATGGTAATGGTATTGACTGTGACGATATAGTACACGACTTAATTTTAGTTGGTGACAACGGAGTAATTAAATACGGGCCTAAAAATAGTGGTGCTCATTATTTAGATGGTGCTAAAAGAGTTGTAGAATTACCTTTAAGAGATAATGAAGACCCGCAAGAACTTTTCAGTAGTGAATCTAATATGTTAGATTGGTTGAATGATAAGTTAAATAAGGTTGATGTTAATTTTGAAATCAGAAAAAAATTCTTTAATCAATAAGATTCCCAATTCTTAGTGTAATTTTTATTTGTTACACAGAATAAAGCATAATCATTTACCTTAGGATATCCTGTATTGTAATAACCACAGGATATTCCCCAGTCTTCATATTGGTTATATAACTTATTTAACAATTTCATACTTGTTGAAATATTTAACTCCAAGTTATTTTTCAAATTAGATTTAGTAATATCTTTTTTATTTACATACTCGGCGGTTCTAACCATTACTTGCATAGGACCAACCGCACCTGCAGATGAAATCAAATAAGGATTGTAATCCCAATCAAATGGACCTCGATACCTTGTTTCCAAAAATGCCACATTGTAAGCAATGTATTTAGGTATCTTATATTCTTCAGAATATTTTTCAAGAAGATAATACATCTGTAAAGAAACAGGGGAGTTAGGTTTTAAAGATGCTTGTTCTAAACGTTTATTTGGAGACAAGTCCTCGTCAAAAACGGCAGAAAGACTTGTCAACAAAATAAACGTACAAGCAATTACGTACCAATACTTAAAGAAATTTAAGAATTTCATATTCATTATTTTTTAACTGGTGTTGAATTGTGTTCACCCCAAATATTTTTGGCGTAAAAGTTAAAGATTGTGTATCCAACACTATCTTGGTAGACAATATAGGTACCATCTTTTTTGTTAATGACAATCATATTGTTAGATTCGTCGATTGCTAAAGTGATGTCTTTTTTCATTACCACTTCAGGTGAGTAGATATTCTTCTTATAGGATTTAATTGTGTTGTAGTAGTAACCTACAGAAAACCCAACCACTAAAGATAATACAAACACAACATAAAACATAAAATGTTTAACAAATGTTTTAATTCTTTCAAGAGTAGACTTTAAATCGAAATTTTTCATAATATAATTTTTAATTAATTTGTTACTTAAGTATAATAAAATTATCCGAAATAGACAATCTCTGTGCCACATAAAACAAAGTTAGGTTTAAAAAAGTTCCACAAAT